AAATACACATGAGCTACGCCGTCAACGATCAATTCGATAACGCATAGACTGTTTGACGTCACCCACTTTGGGGGAGATTTGATGACTACGAGCTTTGGCCCGTTTTTCGCGAGCGTGAAATGTGAGAGGACTGGTGCTTTGGGTTGGTTGGATTGATATGCCATATAGGTAGATGTTCGTTATATCCGACAACCCAACTTGTCAAGTGTTCAAAAAAAAGCGGGGCCGAGTTTTTAGCCCGACCCCGCCCACACACATGAAAACAGGAAGACGAATGTCTTCCACTGTGAAATTTAGCAAAGATACGGAATGATGCAAGAGGAAAATCATCTTGCCGCCACCTTCTTTTTAGAGTAGGTTTTCGGGATTCTCCATGGCTGATTATCCTCCTATCGACAGATCATATGTTGTTTCCTATGCGGCAAGTGATCGTGACTATCCCGTAATTGGAATTAAGCGAGATCCAAGAACCGCTGGCTACAAAGTCCCAGAGGATCTTAGTCCGCACCCCGACAGTAAACGCTATCCCAACCATGTGTTCACGGGGGCGCAACCAGCCTCTGGAGATCAGATTGTCACCCACGTTTACGAGATCCTGCCCGCCCCTTGGGTTCCTTTTACCCGCTATGATGATGATCTAGGCCCGATTCAAGGAAGACGCAGGGCCGTCAAGAATGAGGGCCAACAGGCCGACTTGGCTTCCGATAGAAAGATATCTTACGAAGGACGCGATGGTTCTGCCATTGTCTCTCTAGAGATTGAAGAGACTTGGTCAATCAAGACCGACGAAGATGGCAATTCTCTTTTCCCCATCAAGGATCGGGATTTTTATGATCCGTCCCGTGGGCCAGTCAAGGAACGCCGCCAACTCATTGTCCCGACTGGAGAGGAGACTGCCAGTCTTGAAAATGAAAACGGGGTTATTACCCAAATCTCTTACGAGCCATACAATGAATTTTTGTCCTATAAGGTAGTCCAAACTTACTCTGTTGCTGGCCCGCAACTCGTTAGCAAGGTTACCAATAACGAAGGACAACTTGCCACCATCACCGCACAACGAAAGGCTGCTGATGGATATGTTCCCCCAGAGTTAACCGCCCTTCTTACTGTCGAGGCAAACGCCGAAGACAAAGAATCGTTGGTCGAAAGAAGGGTTGAGATTCCCGCCGTCTTTGCTGGAAAAACAAGGTCTCTTGAAACAATTGATATTACCCCCGAAAAGTTTAGGGTGTTTTCTGGTCTTCGTTCAGAAGAAATCCTAGAAGCTGGTATAGTTCCCGACAATATCACATTCGATGTGGTTGATGGACAATATCAGTTGTCAAAGAGCGAACAACAGGTTACGGAATTTGTAAAAAGAATCCGCAAAACCTACAGGGGTCTTCAATCAAATTCTTCACTTGAGGGCAAGGTCTATACATCTGAGCTTGGCGGCGGGCTTGCCACTGTAACAGAAGAATTTCCGTCCAGTGATATTTTCGGGATTCCAGAATACGGAACAGTTTCCGATGAACTTACCAATGTTGGGGGAAACTACAAATTAAGGCGTAAGGTCAAACTTCAACCAATAAATCAACAGTTCCCAGAAGAGGCCGACGAAGACGGAAACATCCCGTCCGAAAACCTCATGCCAATCCTTCGCGGGCAGGACTACGATGAAGAGCTTGATATAGTAATCCCGTATAAGAGAGTTTTTGCCAGCGCCACATCTTCAAGGTTTACCGAAGGAAACAGAAAGAGGGTAACTCCGAGGGATGTGGTTTATAGCGAGGTCATCCGCTACGATGTTGAAGACGCGCAAGAATCCCTTGATGAATATTACTGGGAAATCCCAGACATGATTGAGGTCGCGCTTCCAGACAAACTCATGTCGATAAGTGCAGCGGCCAACGGATCTCAGGCACAGAGCGAAGCCCCGACAGTGAACGGAGACACCTATAGCTATACACAAATGAAAAGAAACTCCGTTGGGGCCACATTGAGATATGATATCGAAGAGGGGTTCAGGGGCGTTGTTCCGACCATTAGGGCCGTCTTCTTTTTGCCTAAAGGGGCAGCTTCGCCAAATCAAGTTTTGCAGAAAGTCAGGAACGAAAAAGAAAATCAATCGATACAATTTTGGCCGAACGTAAGACCGAGGGCTTATCAAATCGCAATTGTTGAAACAAGCCAATCAGAAGAAACATCAGAATCTGTTTCGTTTGATTCTGCGGCTACGTCAACCTCAACAATGGGCAGCGTTACGACAAACATTGCCAATGTTCCAGCCACTATTCACGGAGATCTTTCTATTGAAATTACTGGATCTGTTCCGTCTCAAGCTGGAACTGTTACAATAACCCCTTCTTCTCTTTCGGCAACGGAATACTCAACATTCCCTACTGGTCTTTTTGTTTACAGAATCAACGCATCTCCTTATAGGTTCAGCTATGTTAGGATCGATGCGCTGCTTGTCGATATCACCAGCGATTACGTTTAAATGAGCAGAACACCTTGGGTTCCTTATAAAATTCCCCCAATTGTTGAGAGGGAAAACCCAAGTGATGTTTACGCCTTGGGATGGGATCAAGATTTGGCTGATTCTTACGCTGGAGACCCCACCCAGACAAATCCAACTCAATTTTTGAAATGGGAAAAAGTTTTGCCGAGCGGAGAAAAACTTGGAGACATTCTTTATTGGAATCCGAATTCTGGAGAAAATGGAGAATGGGTTATTCTTAGCGCGCCATCTGGATCAGTTTTATATGCTTTAACAATTCAAAACGGAACGCTGACATGGACAGCAACGCAAGACTGCTAAACAATGCCCATACGAACACAGATTATTTCTGGTGCAAAGCGTATTATTACCAAGGTCAGCAATGGACAAAGGCGCGTTAGTTGTTCGTGTTGCGAGAGTGGGTGCTGTATGTATCCTTCGGCCCAATACGGAGTATTATATGGATTTAGCGACCTTCCAGAAAATTTAATTGCAAGACTTAGTCAGAACAACACGATCGAAGTGTCTAAAGTAGGGGGGGAAGACTTTGCATACGCTAGTGAATGGCTGACAGACGAAAACGACATAAGCTATCGGATAGAAATAGGCGCTGGGTTAGACTGCGCTGATCTTGAAGAAACAAATAGCTGCTTATGGCTTCCATTAAGTGGGCCATTTGAGGAATGGACATTTGGATTTAGATTGCAAGAAACAGGATGGTTAAGAGGGGCTTCTGGACAAGATGACTCTTGCTTGATTGAGGAAGTGCAAATTGGTTCATCGTTTATTGATGCTGGAGCAACACTGGATACGTTTTCCGACAACTACATTGTCGAAATTGATACCTTTGGTGGAGACTCTGAAACAGTCATTCGCAACAGTCTTTGCGAATGGACAAGCTCAATGCGGGCAGTTGGTTTAGAATATCGCGGTCGCCTAAATGATGTAAATCAGCCGTATTACTGCAAATGGACGGCAAGTTTTTCGGAAGCCGTCAATGCGATCAAGCAGGGCGCACAAGACAGCCCTGTCGGGACATATGGCCCCGTCGATTTATTCGGTGAAGAGACAACTATCACTATATCAGAACCGTGACTTGCCCCCATCAATCCCGCTCACGCGACAGAGGCCAGTTCACTTGCACATTGGGCTGGTATGGCGGGCATCCTTGGCTAGGTAATTGCCTCGACTGTATAAAGCGCGGTGATAATACGCCTGAAGCTAAAGCAGCTTTTGATTTATCTTTAGAGCGAACCCATCCTTCTAACATTAGGCGTATTAGTGGGTGCTGTGATCGTGCTGATCAGGATTAAACCTTCGGCCTAACGAAGTTCATGGTTTTGATTGTGCCACCGTCTCTTACCCTTTTCTTTTCGCGATCAAACTTCTCTTCGCTGATCATGTTGCGAATTCGGGAGTTTGACAGTCCAGTAATCTTCATTACTTGATCCACTGTTTTCCACCCCTTGGCGTTCATGGCCTCAATGGTGGTAAATATGTTATCCCTGCCAAGGGACTCCCACATCTCGTCCCAAGACGGGACTACAATTTTATCATTGGAGCTTTTTGCTCTTCTAGTTTTGCTATGATGGGTTGCCATGTGTATGTTCCTTTGTTTACTTGAAATGTGACGAATCCGAAGTCCACCAGACCAGTACAGCGTCTGGCCCCGTAGCGGCTACCAAACCCCTGTAGGGCTGGAGTAGTCATGCCCAACCATTCTGGGCCTCCAGCAAAGTTGTGGTAGTGAACGTGGGATCGGATGAAGATGTCGGCCTTCGGCTGTAACTCTCTTTCGGCCCACATGATGTTCCAGAGGCGGTCTCTGGCCACGCCAGTATGCCGACCATGGGGAAGGCCGCTGGAGCCTGCTGGATGGTGTTTAAGGTCAAATACGACCCCCTCTACTTCCACCCATTCATGTTCTCCAATAGCCGCGCTTACGCGATCTGCCACAATGTCTTCCCAGTCTTCGGCATCACCAGTATGGTAGGGTGTTCCTCTGGTGATAACTATTTCGCATTTCTTAGTCTTCGGGATTTCACGAATGATCTTAACCGCCATGTCGCACTGCTCTTCCATGTCGGTAGTGATTTGTTCCGTTCCGCCAGACTTCTTACCAGTCCCGTCCAACAGATCTCCATTGAGGAAGATAATGTCGTATGGGCCATGCTTCCTGATATGATGGTTATACCAGTTGTAGTAGGCTTTGTTTGCGTTGATCCAGCGAGCACGTTCTTCAGCAGGCTCTTCTGGAAGGTAGCCTTTCGGGGTCAGCCCAGCCTTGTGGCCGCAATGAAAATCCGAAAGGATTGCGATGTTTTTGCTCATAGAGAGGTTTTGGATTTGGGATAAATTGGCGGATCAAACATTTTTTTCGCTGGCCATTTAAGCTTCCTGCTTCTTTGTTTTAAGATCCCGTAGCTGATTCCAGAAACAATAACAGATTCAGCAAGTTTCATTTTTCCAAGCGGAGTATCGATATAGGCTGTATTTCTTTTGTTTAAAGCCTGTTCTTTTCGGGTTATCCAGCGGCAATTCTCTTTGCAGTAATTACCATCGTTATCAATCCTGTCAATGGTTAATCCGCTTTTGTATGAAGCGCCCATGTCCTTGAAAAAGCCATCAAATGTTTTCCACTCATCACAAACACGGATTCCCCGACCACCATAATTTTCATAAGCAATGTGGTTTTTGTTATTACACCGCGCACATATCCCACCCCAAACATTGGATAATTTTCTATGTTTTACCGAGAGACCGCTAAATCTACTACAAACAAGATAAGATCTTTTGCATCCACATGATTTGTGGCTTCCGCGAATAAGCTCGCTTATTTTGACGTTCTTTTCTTTTCCGCAAACACACCGAACAACGCATCTGTAGCGACCAACAACTTCTTGAACTTTTAAAAATTCAAAAACTTGACCAACCTTTATTTTCCGTTCTTTAGTCATTCAAGTCCACGAATCATTGCCAATGTCCTTGTATATCCAATTGCATCTACAAGGTTATCCTTTGTCGGGCTGTTTAAGTCACGCGCAATTTTAAGCAATACCATCATCCATGCCACATCGGATACTGAAACAAGATCGTGTTTGGCTATTCGGCTTGATAGGTATGCGTTCCAAAGGTCGGCAATACGGCGGAAGTTTTCTTTGGGATGGCCATAATGTTTCTGGCGAGCATTGGAGGTTAGCCGTTTAGCCTCATCCAAGATAGATTCATTGGTGATTTCCTCCATCGCTGGGAATAGATAGACTTTCTTCCCTAGCCATTTGGCAACCGCAACCTCTGCTGTTGCCCCTTTAGACATCTCCCAATCTGGAAGCAAAGCAACCCCGTCACAGGCCATTACGGCGTCTAGATCGCGCCTTACGGCCCCTTTTAGAAATTCGGGATCCATGAGACCTTTGTGCGGATCAAGCCCCAGTTCCTCATCCATTTTAGCTGGATTGATAACATCATATCCTTTTGCCCTTAAGTGTTCTTCGGCAACATAAAACAAAGGGTGATTAAGGTCTGCATATCCAGTCATTGGGCCGCATAGGTATATAGTCATAAGTGTGTGTTGTGTTTAGTTAAAATGGATAGACCTACTATCCATCAAATCGTTCAAAATTTGGCGAATCTCTTCAACAGTAGCGTTATTCCAATGAGGATAAGCATTGTGCTTGAGATGATTGCGTAGCTCGTTATCAAGGTCATTAAGAACGCAATACATATCACCCGCCTTAACTGCTTGCTCAAACTCAACCTGTTCTTCGGGCAAGCTGAAGGATAGTAATCCATTGGCCATATTAAGAGTCTTTGATGATCTTCTTCAGATCACCGTCATCCAAATCGTCATCCCCGTCCTCGTCCTCTTCTTGCCCGTAAAGGATATCATGGATGTTGGAGACGAGTCCTTCAATGGCGTAGTCATTGCCAAACTTGATAAAGGCATTCTTTGTTTCCTGTCCCTCTTCAAATGTGGCCACAATAAACCCAGAATCGAAATATTCAACCAGATCTTTCGATAGCTTGTCCAAGACCTTTTGGAGCCTTTCGTCGTGGACGGCCATAGAATCAGATTTGTTGCTCTCGACAATCTTTGCATATCCGAATTACTCCGACATGCGAAATTGTTAAACGTTCAAGATTTTTTGACCCACAGGCATAACATTCTTGGCTTTCGGGCTTGCGGTAGATCTTTTTCTTTCGGGGTTTTGCCTCGTCCTTCATTGCACTTTCGATGGATTAATTCTGATGTAATTCCTTACCAATGAGGATGTTCTAGTCTTTAGCCAAACACCATCCCCAGATTTTGAATCGCGGGTTCCTCTGCCGTTTGTATTTCCCTCTACACACTGGAAGTTTTTCTCACCAACCTTAACCACAATGCCAATATGCGAGAAATCAAAAACCACCAAATCTCCAACTTGTGGCTTGGCTTTCTCGGTTAAAATCTTGGTAGTTGCAGGGCGGGATTTAGCCCATTCAATATATCCAAATGCCGCTGCCGTCTTGGGTCTCCATTTCTCTGGAGTGAGAAGTTTGAGATTCAACCATTTGACAACTTCTGGATCTTTGAGCCATTCGCGAATTATCCACGATGTAAAGGCAGCGCACCATGGCCAAGCTGCTGGTTTTAAGCTGGTTGCAGTTTGGTATTCCCGAATCTTGGCTCCTTTATTGTTGCCCCCAACTTCCTTAACTCCGACTTGAGACAATGCAATCTCAACGAGCTTTTCGATTGCGGGGCGTTCTTTCTTTTTCGGCGCTACGGGAACGCTCGGCTCTGGCGCTGAGTTCGCCTTGGATTCGGATGGCAAGTTCGGCAAGGACGGCGCTGGGCCATCTTTTAATTCTAGCCCAAGTAGTTTCAGGATCAATTGCCACACGGCGGCACTTCTCCAATCTACCATTTGCAGACTCTGCGTCCAATGTCCCAATTCCTAGAAATCCGCTCCACCTCGGACTCCGATGGTGATGCCTGCCTTTCCAGCATCGCTCCGCTTGACTTTGGTAAAGAATCGGAGGGAACCGAATAGACGGACAAAGAAACTTCTGCGATCTTCTTTGGGCGGGACTGGGACGAATATTGCTTTGAGGACTTCATGGGAAAGAGGTTTCACAGACGTTTCTTGCGGCTACAGGCGGGCTTGCGGGCTGGCTTGCGGGCAGCAGGCACCTCAATAGCCCTGCGGACTTCGGTGTAGGTTACAGGCCCAGCCACGCCATCCATATCTGTATTGACCAAGGCTTGAATCTTCTTAACGCCCCTGACATTCACTTCATTGGTGAAGTAATTAACCATGGAGATCAAGAGGGCTACAACAAATCCTGTGAGGGTTGTTTGGTCTACGGATTCAGCCAACTTGGGATCAATCATGGCGAGCTTAGAAACAACCGCCGCCACAGCCATGGCGATAAGCGGGGTGATGATGCCCCCAGATTTAGAGACTAAAAATGCTAGGATTTTATCTTTCATTTGATTATTCCTCCACCTTCACGCGCTGAACCGCCGATTCAATGGTAAAGCGGATCAGGGACTCGGAAGCATCAATACCATTGCGAAGAGCAGCTTGGGTAAGCTTTTTTACGGCAGCTTCGCGTTTTTGTGAACCAGTTTTGCTGGAATCAGCCAACTCGCGAACAATATCCAATGCCAGAGGTAAAAGAGATGCGGCTGCATCCACAAAGAGTTCGCGGAGAATAGGTGCATAGAAGTTCCAGATTTTGGAAGGAACCCCGAATAGATAAGTGAAGAATGATTTCATAAGTTTTAAAGCTAGACTAGAATCCCTTGGACTTCAAGTAATCTTCGATTCTTTTTGTGCGCTCGTCAATTCGGGCTAGGGTCTCAGATCTCTCTTGGTTTTCCTTATTGATCATCTCAATCCGCGCATCCTGTTTAGCATCATTGGCTTGGATAGACCGCATTTGCTCTGGGAGGACAACCCAACCATTGAGCGCCGAAAACAAAGTAACCATCAGGGCAATTCCCGCAATCAACTCGCTCATGGTAAGCCTCACTCCCCGTTCCATCCCTCTGCGTCTTGGTATTTCTTCTACGCTCATAGTGCTGTAATAATATTCGGGATTAATGCAGTCAATTGTTCTTGTGTAAGCTCTTCCACGCCAGATATTTTACCATCGTCAAAATCTTTTGCCAATTCGGATTGCCATAAACAACGAAATGCTAATTTGCCATTGGTAAGAATCTGACCCGCAATTGTTCCATCATATAGCGATGCTGCACGAATACGGGTTTTTGCGACATCGTCCCAATGTCCTCCTATGGTTAGCACTTGGCGTCCTGCGTCTGGCAAGAATTTGCCGTATTGGGCAAGAAGCTGCGGAAAAAGCGTCTCTACAATTTCTGGGGCTACGGCGATAATGCGTTCGGTTGTCTCAAAATGCATGTTCATTATAGTCCTAATCCAGTTCCAAGTGTTTGTTGATAAAGAGAATTAAGGGCAGATACAGTGCTTGTTTCTAGTGGCCCAACAATAACAGCAGCCAAAGCTACAGAACCACCAAAAAACTCAAAAGCAGCAGGTTTTCCTCCAATTGCCACAGAGCCGCTTCCAATTGTTACAGCATCAGAAGAATTTGCAACCAAAACTCCACCGCGCCATAATCTTCGATAACCTGTTCCATAGGCACAAGCCGTTGAAATAAAAGATGATGTTGCAACTCCTCCTCCGTTTAAATCTCCTCCATAAAAAGCTGCATAAGGATAAGCATTAAATTGTGGCCTATATTGTAAGCCCATTGCCTGTCCAGAATCGGCATTGCCACCACCAATAACCGTTCCAGAATTTGGTGATTCAGAATCTGTATTGGCGTGAAAACCTAAAAATCCGACTTGAGGCAATGATTCTAAAGACAATGATGTAGATATATAATCATCTCCACCAACAAACGTTATTCCATTTGCGCCCCAACTAGGCCCGTTAACTAGTGTTCCAGTGTAAGCCCCAAATCCCCCCAACGAATATGCCGTTGTTCCTGTGCCAGCGTTCTGTGTGGAGCGCAATGGCCAGAACACTAATGAGTTCCATAATCCAAGATCTTTTACTCCCTTAACAAATGCATCTAATCCCGCAATATCTGTGGCTCCACTTTCCTCAATAAACGCCAACACATCAGCGTCTGTGGTTTCAGCGGTAATAATAGAAGCCACTTGATAGCGCCAAGGCCAGTCAATATAGGTGGCTAGGTTTGCGGGATTTCCTGTGTCCCCGCGATAGGCGGCGGCGATATGCCCCAAAGCTTGTTTCTCACTCCAGTCGATATGGTTCGGGGTTTCGGGCGTTAAAATAAGTCCAGTTGGATCAATGCCGTTATTAACCCATCCAGCAGCCAACCAAGGATAAGCAACGTCTGAATCTGAATTAGAATTGTCTCCTTGACTGTTTATTTCCCACTTAGAAATGCTTTGATCCCAATAAATAGATACGTTTTCATTTAGTTTATATGACGGTTTCCCGCCCACATCACCATCATACACATATCGTCCATTAAGAGAAGTATCACTCAACCCCGAAACCACAACTGTAGATTCTGATATATCTCCAGACACAGAGTTGTAGATATCGCTCCACACATAGTTTTTAGGAAGACTAATATAATCTGCTTCGGTCTTGGGTGCTCCTGCGGCTACGGCAATCTTGGCCCAGAGATAGCGTTCTGGGAGAGTAACGTAGTTGGCTGTGGGATTGGTTGCGGGAACCTCTGTGACAACTGGGTATGGCTCGTATCCAGATTGAGATTCCCACGTTGCTTGCCACGGAAATTCCGTATCATCATTAGAAACGTAACCACTTTCATCAACTTCGCTTGAAAAGATAATCCAGACATTAAGATCCCATTGAATATAATTTCCATTAAAACTATATTTATTTTTACCTTCGTTTTGTCCGTCTAAAACATAAGTTCCATTTACAGAAGCTATGCCTGCGTCCGAAATTAAAACTCCAGCAGAAGTGGCAACTTCACTTTTCTCACCAGCCAACCACTGGGCAAGCATGTATCTTCGGGGCTGATCCGCCGCCGAAGCAAACACCGCATCTAAAGTGGGGAGAGCCATAGCCTATGGTCTCCGTCCTTTAAGCCATGCCCATGATACGCTCACCCATGCCAGCCATCGGAGCGGCAGCTTCCATCTCGTCAGCGGCCTCATCCTCCATCTCATCTTCGTCTTCGGCCTCTTCAGCCGCAATCTCGACGCCAGCCAACATGGTGGGAACAAGGGAATCTCCCTCGACGCGATAGGTTGTCAATTCTTCAAAAGTATCGCCGTCCGCGACATCCTCTGGCAATGTGTAATTTTCGGGCAAGGGAAGTTTCATAAAGTTAATAAGGTTAGTTATTTGAGACTAGTTTAGATTGAGCTAATAGTCAAGCCGCATCCTTAAATAATTCTGGA